ACAAGCATTTAGATGGTTTAGAGAGAAGTATGATTTATTTGGAGTTGTAGAAGGAAAAGGATATGACTACAAAAGATATTACGTTTATAGTATTAATGGTAAATGGCATCCATCTCGACCTGGGTTAGATACATACGAAGAAGCAGAACTCGCTTGTTTAATTAAATTAATAGAAATAGTAAAAAATAATGAATAAAGAATTTGTACCTTACGAAGAGTCGTTAGCTTTAAAAGAATTAGGATTTGATGAACCTTGTTTAGCACATTGGTATAATGAAACACCAACAAACTCAGAAGGTCAGTGTCTTGTTTATTATAAAAAACCTTGGGATAATCAAAAGATTATAAACGGAGTTATTAGAGACTATTATTTTGCACCAACCTACTCCCAAGCATTTAGATTTTTTAGAGAGAAGTATAACGCTCATATATACCCACAAAAGTTTACAGATAATACTTGGTATGTTAGTTGGGCAGATTGGGAAAGTCCTGTATTTGAAACCTACGAAGAAGCAGAACTTGCTTGTTTAATTAAATTAATAGAAATTGTAAAAAATAAATAATATGAAAAAAATATATCTAGATGATGTTAGAACACCTGTGGACCCAAGTTGGGTGGTTGTTAGAAATTACGAGCAATTTGTAGATAAAATTAATGAAATTGGTTTAGAGAATATTGAATTGATTTCATTAGATCATGACTTGGGTGATAGTGCCATGGTAGAATGGTATAATAATGTTTATCACAATTATGAATTGAATTATGATAACATCACCGAAAAAACTGGAATGGATTGTACCAAATGGTTAGTGGAACAATGGATGGATGGTAAACCAGTTGTAGATGTTGTTATTCATTCCGCAAATGCTATTGGTAGTGGTAATATGATGGGTTATATTAACAATTACAGACACATTAATAGATTACCACAAAATTGTGTTAGAGTTCAAATTGATCACACAGTTTACTAAATAATCTTTTTTTTGGAATTGTAATTTTTATGTATATCTTTGTAGTGTTAAAAAAATACGATTATGAAAAACAACCCAACAATCAAAATACCTCAAAATGCGTCTGAAATGATGTTAACCACGAATGATGACATTATTCAATCAATACCACCTGATGATGAGTTCTCAGAGTGGGATGTAACCTTAATGGATGGTTTAGAAAACGAACCACCGTACAACCTTACAGATGATTGGGATAACATCAACGGAGATTTGGTGTAATTCTAAACATCCTAATGGACCCTTAGCTCAGATGGTCAGAGCGGCGCGCTCATAACGCGAAGGCCGCAGGTTCAAGTCCTGCAGGGTCCACAAACAAATAAAAATAAACTATTATGCAACTAATATTTAACATTATCGTAACAATTTTATTTTTCTTACTTAGTATTATGTGGGGGAAAAAAAGTCTTTTAGACGTTTCAGTTAAAACCTTACTATTTGGGTTATCTATTTACGGATTAATTTTAGTTATGTCGCATTTTGGTTATATCATAAAACAATAATTTATGTACAGCGGAAAAATAATAAAACAATTTTCGGTAGGGTTATTAACAATAATAATATCAGGTTGCAACTTTGATATGAACAAAAAACCTGAACCAAATACGGTATCACAACCTGTTGAAATTAAACAACTTGGTACATCTACAGAACCATATGATAGATATTATCAAATTTACACTTTAGAAGGATGTGAATATATTGTGGTAGATTTTGGAAACAATAAATGGGGAACCCACAAGGGAAATTGTAAGAATCCAATTCACAATAAGACAAAATAATTTATGAAAATAGCGGTTATTGCACACGATGGAAAAAAGGCTGACATGGTTGCCTTTGTAATGAAAAGATTGGAATTCTTCAAAAGGGTTGATGTTATTGCAACGGGAACAACAGGAAAACATATTGAACACGCAGGATTAGATGTTCAATGTATGAAGTCAGGACCACTTGGTGGTGATGCCCAAATTGCGTCAATGATTGCCGATGGTGAAATCTCAGGGGTTGTATTCTTTATTGACCCGTTGGAAGTTCATCCTCACCAAGTTGATGTAAACATGTTGTTAAGGATTTGTAATGTGTATAACACACCTTTGGCAACAAACTACATGACCGCATCATATATTATTTCAGGTTTGGAAAAAAAGTTGAACCAGGAGTTGGCAAGTTAGAAAAAAGTATTATCTTTGTATTACCAATTTTAATAACTATGATAAACAATACAACAAAATTAGCAAAACTAACAAGTTTTTATGATACCACACTCAAAGCAACACCAAATCAACTAGTTGAAATATTAGGTGAAATGACCCATAAAGGATCTGGCGACGGAAAGGTGTCAATGGAATGGGTTAGAGAAATGGGTGAAGAAGAAATAATTACAATATATGATTGGAAATATTATCGCAATATTGAGATGGATGAAGAAATTGAATGGCACATTGGAGGATATAATAAAGCCACTACCGAATTAGCAAAAGAAAAAATTTTAACACTTTTAAATAAATAAACATATGCCAGAATTTGACACATACGTAGATGTTGATGTAGATGACTATATATCAGCATGTAGTAAACGAGAAATTGATGAACTTATTGACGCATTAATTGAGGATGGACATATTAGTCCAAGCGCAGCAAAACTACCCAATCATCTTGGGTTTTTAGAAAGTCTTTTCTTTGAAAAAATGGAAAAGTTAAAAGAAAAATATTATCGTCTTTCAAAAGAAGATGAAAGTATTTTGGAAGATTTATTTAAAAAATACTTATAAGAATTGACTTTTAGGGTTTTTGACTATATTTATAAAAACATTATGAAAAATTTGAACACATTTAATAGAACAGAACCAACACCGGCAAACGACGGATTAGGTAATCTATGCTTATGTTCAGATCTTAAATAATGGAATAATAAAAAGCCAAATTTAAAAACCCTGAACATAAAAAGTTCGGGGTTTTTTGTTTTATAAGGTTTTTTGATTATCTTTGTAGTGTTCTTTGAAATATGGAAAATATAGAGTAGTTGACTAATTGGTAGGTCCCTTATTTTGGGGGTAAGTGCGTGCAAGTTCGAGTCTTGCCTACTCTACATAATGTCTCTTTAGCTCAGTTGGTTTAGAGCAATTGTTTGTTAAACAATAGGTCACAGGTTCAAGTCCTGTAGGGGACGCAAATGTGTCTCGGTCCGCTCTGACGAAAGTCAACGACGAGGTCTCGGTGGACATAACGCGTCTGATTCCACCCAAAATGCGAGTATAGTATAGTGGTTATTATGCCTTCCTTCCAAGTAGGATACGCCGTTTCGATTACGGCTACTCGCTCTGAGTCGGTTTTTGTTCCTTTTCTTGGTATTTATTGAGAAAAGGAATTTATGCCAAGAAAACAACACAAATATCATTACATTTATAAGACAACAAATATTATAAATGGAAAATTTTACATTGGGATGCACTCAACCAGTAATTTAGAAGACGGTTATATGGGTAGTGGTGAAAGAATAACAAGAAGTTTAAAAAAATATGGTAAAGAAAATTTTAAAATTGAGATTTTAGAAATGTTACCAAATAGAGATTTATTAAAAAAAAGAGAGAAAGAAATTGTAAACCAAACATTATTAGAAGATAAATTATGTATAAATTTAGTTTATGGTGGGGGTGGAGGTTTTATAAGTCCTGAAGGTGTTAAAAAAGGTAGAAAAACAACTGATAAAATATTACAAGAAAGATATGGTGATAATTTTTTAAGTGTGATTTTCAAAAATTATTATAAAACGGTGACACCTGAAAAAAGAAAAATACAACTTGAAAAAATAAAACAAAGTAAGATTGATTCTGGTTTTGATTTTGGTGGTACTTTTAGAGGAAAAACCCACAAAGATGAAACAAAAAAAATAATTGGTGAAAAAAATGCAATACATCAAAAAGGTGAAAAAAATTCACAATTTGGTACTTGTTGGATAACAAATGGAAAAGAAACTAAAAAAATTAAAAAAATTGACTTATATTTGTATCCTGAATGGGAATTAGGTAGAACTATAAAAAAGACGATATAAAATAAATTGGAATAAAGTTGGTTCGAAACCGACTATCGTCTCACTGAGTAAGAGATACTCATAAGATTTGACACCTTTGCTTTAAAATGGTGTAGTTGTCGCCCACCACGACTTTAGAGGAGGGGGTCATGGGAATAAAGGATACTGGCATGTTTCCTCCCAGTAATGCTGATTTATATTTTCATGTGGTAAGACACTAATGCGTTTGTTTTTAAGAAAACTAAACCGTTAAAATCTACTTATCCGCAATCTCAGGATGGGGAGCCAACCAAGCTAAACTACGATACGGGTTAATACCTGTGGGTTAGGGGTGACGGTCAGGAAAGACTGACAATTTTGGTCTCATGGTTGAATGGTTACAATTCCACCCTGTCACGGTGCGAGATACGGGTTCGAATCCCGTTGAGACCGCAAAAAGCCTCCTTAGCTCAGCTGGCTAGAGCAACTGATTTGTAATCAGTAGGTCGTTGGTTCGAATCCGACAGGAGGCTCATTTTTAATTTTAAAATAAACAAAAATTGTATGAAAAAACTAAAAGAAATTTCGGGAAAAGATGTGATAGTTATTCTTGTATTTATTGCGTGGGTTGTTGGAATGGTTTATATATTATCTAATACAAAAATCGTATAGTAAACAATGGGGATGTAGCTCAGTTGGCTAGAGCGCTTGATTTGCATTCAAGAAGTCGTGGGTTCGAGTCCCTCCTTCTCCACAAATAAATAAATAAAATATGGCACATCCTAATATACACGCAAAAAGTTCCGCAAAAAAGTTTGGTGGGAAACCTGAAGACTACATTCATTTACACGAGTGGTTAGATGAAACCAAAAGTTGGATGGGAGATTCTTTGCATAGAATGTTCAGACATCATAGTGAGGGTATTTTTGAAATGGAAAAAAAGTTTGGGACAGAATTCATTAATAGTGATGAAAAAATTGTTTACACTCGTTATGTTGGAGAACAACACGTAAAAGAAGATTGTAACAATTATTTACCATCGGCAAAAGAATGGATGAACAATATTTTAGAAAATAAACGACCTCAATGGATGTTGAGGACACTTAAAATAGAAGATTGATATTTATTGTTATGATAGAAATTTTAACTTCAGAAGAAAAAAAATACTTAAACAGAACTTGTAACTATCTTGCGTCATTAGGTATGACAGAAGGTCTAATTGGTGTTGAAATGGATTCAGACCAATATGACTTATCACATGAAAATATTGATTGGAAATACATTCAACATTTTGATAATAACTATAGAGCAGAACTACCTGAAGGATTACTACCAATTCTTAAAAAAGTAATGAATCATGTTATTGATGAGGATTTATATGATTATCCTGATATTGACTCAATGAGTTATCAAAGAATTGAGATTGAAATTGATTGTACCCGAAAAGAACTTACAGTAAGTCACAATTATTCATATTATGGTAGAGGAGATGGTAGCTCAGTTGAATATGATTCTGATGAAGATAAAGAAAGATTTGATAAGTGGATGGAAGAAGACATGCAAGATGTTGAGGTCCCAAGTGATGGTATTTTAACTTTAAGTTACAATGGCGGTGGAGATTCTGGTTATATTGAAAGTTCATTTGACGAAGTCTTGGATGCGGTTCCTGCATCAATTGAAAATTGGTGTTATAGTCAACTTGAAAGTCATTTCGGTGGTTGGGAAATCAACGAAGGTTCTGACGGACGATTCATCTTTAATTTCAACAATTCAACCGTTGATTTAGACCATACTTACAACACAGAAGAAAGTGAATCAAATACTTTGTTTGAGGTTAACTTTTCAATATAAGTTGTAATCTTTAATTTTATTTCCTAAATTTGTATTAAGAAAGAAACCAAAGTCGCCTGGGTGGTGTAACGGTAGCCACGCTAGACTTAAAATCTAGTGGACATAAACGTCCGTGCGGGTTCAAGTCCCGCCTCAGGTACAAATATGGTCTCATAGCTCAGATGGATAGAGCAACGGTTTTCTAAACCGTAGGTCGTAGGTTCGAATCCTACTGGGACTACAAAATCATTATCGTACCTTAGTGAGATACGACGCAATTTATACACTTAAACAACACGGGAGGGGCGTCTTTCCCGATGTGGCTGAAGCGATAATGATATTTGCCCCGATGGTGGAATGGTAGACACTCAAGTTTTAGGAACTTGTGTCGTAAGACGTGTCGGTTCGAGTCCGACTTGGGGTACCAAAAAAAAATATTTGACAAATACGAAACTTTTCGTATTATTGTAATAATTATAAAACAATGAGAACATCAATTAAACATATGTCGTCGATTATTAAGCAACAAGAGGTATTCTGTAGCTGGTATCGTCATATGCAAAATTGAGTTCGGATATTAGGTAGTACGTTAATAACAAGTTAGAAATAACAAGATATTAAAACCCCGAACTTTGAAAAAAAAGTTTGGGGTTTTTTGTTTTTATCAAACTTTCGTATTACCTTTGTATTCACAAACAAGAAGAAAGTTCTTTGACATCTTGGAAAAAAATAGTCCTTTAGCTCAGTTGGTTAGAGCATCTGGTTTACATCCAGAGGGTCGTAGGTTCGAGTCCTACAGGGACTACACAATTGGCCCTTTCATCTATCGGTTAGGATATTAGGTTTTCATCCTAAAAAGACGGGTTCGACTCCCGTAGGGGCTACCGTAAAGTCGGGGAGTAGGTTTTTATGTTGGTTGGTACCTACTCCCCCAGACAAAAAGAAATTGATAATGGTTTTCTCCATTCAACGGATGTCGACAATCCAGAATGGAATCAGAATTCATCACCCTTTGCTGAGGCCTCATTAAAACTCAGGAAGCAATTAAGATTGGGACGAGACGGGTATCCCAACATTATCAACAATATTGTGTTGTTCCTGTGAGATAGGAATGAAATAGTCGGACGTATTTTAAATGTAATACTGTTTGCACAACACAGAGGACTTCTCAACCTCAAATTTGGTGTGATAGCTCAGTAGGTAGAGCAGTAGACTGAAAATCTACGTGCCGGTGGTTCGATCCCACCTCTCACCACGGAGTCCCGAAATAACGGGAAACCCCCACTCCCACATGGCAGCCAGTCCGTTAACCTGGTGAAGTGGGGTAAAATGGTCAGGTGGCGGAATTGGTAGACGCTATGTGGTAAAGCTAACCACAAACAAAGCTGTGACGGACTCAAAAGTACAATGAGTTGAAATAGAAGATTACGCACGGTTATAGGTTCGAATCCTGTCCTGATTACAAAAAAGATTTGGTGAATTAAAATATTAAACATATCTTTGTATTGTTAAAAAAATAGTCATGGAAGATAAAAAATCATTAAATAAAATCAAAAGAGAAACGCAATTGTTTTGGCTTGGTGAAAATCGCCTTATCAAATGGTCGGATATTAAGCATTTACAATTAGAAGATGATGATGTAATCAGGTCATCATGGGAAGAGGACGATGATGACGGACGCGGGCTCTATGTCGGAGAAATCACTAGAATGGTTGAAGAAACTGATGAACAATATCAAAAACGTCTATCTAATAATGAACTACATAATAAATGGGAAAAAGAAAGACGTTACGAAAGTTATTTAAAACTTAAAAAAGAGTTTGAAGAATAAAATATAGTCAGGTGGCGAAATTGGTAGACGCAGTCCTCGGGATAATGTCAAGAGGGTCGCGCCCTCAATTTACAGGTTCGAATCCTGTCCTGGCTACAAAGGCAGATTGTTACTAATTCATAGCACCTGAAGAAAGTGGGAATGTCATAGAATTAGAATTTAGTCAGGTTGCGGAATGTTAATAATTAACTTAGTGCAAGAATTAAGCTAACTAATAGTGGCGAGGAACCACAACTAAGTTAATTATTAACCATAAAAAAAATTTGGCGGATTAAAATATTATACATATCTTTGTATTGTTATAAAATAGTCAGGTGGCGCAAATGGATGACGGTCAAATAGGAGATAATATCAATAGGATGAAAGTATACAGGTTCGAATCCTGTCCTGACTACTAAAATTAAATGTTATGGAAACGATTAATATTACAACAGAAGAACTAAAAAAATTAGTTGAAACAGCAATTCAATTTGGGATCGATAGTCCTGAATTAGTCCCAAACCAAAAAGGAAGAGAAAAAATTGCAAATTGGATGGTAGATAACACCATTAAAGATATAAAAGGACAAAGGTAATAAAATAGTCAGGTGGCGGAATTGGTCACCAAAGTAAGCCGTCTCCAAGCTTTGTGTAAAAGAGATGAATGCCTAATTTGAAAACTACTTACAGGTTCGAATCCTGTCCTGACTACAAAAATATGAAATTGAAAGGATAAATTACGTAATAGTCCAATCAATCAAGGGTTAACATCTCAAATGGTATGGATTTAGCGGTCCAAAGAGTATGGCAGGGGTTAACCATCAAAAACTTGGGAACGACCGATATGCCTTCATATTTCTTATGGTCAGGTGGCGCAAATGGATGACGGTCAAATAGGAGATAATATCAATAGGATGAAAGTATACAGGTTCGAATCCTGTCCTGACTACAAAATTAATAATTTAAATAAACAAATATGTTACCAAATTATCATACAAAATTAAATTTTGACGATGTCATAATCGTATCAACTAAAGAATTTCCGGGGATATTTTTTCCGGCTAAGATTGAACAAATCGTTGAATGTAATTTTATGGATAAAAATTCCATTAAAGTGGGTCGACCTGTTGGTGTTTACTATCAATATAATCTTAGAACCGTTGATTACGAAGATAACCCATTTATTAATTTTCCTAATGTAGACACTAATTTCCTTACTTGGGACGAACTAAATAGTTTTGACACTTTGGATAGGTGGGTTGAAAATATGGGTTATTTTATGAAAGGTGTGATTAAAATAGAAAAGATTGGATAGAATGAAGTTGGATATTTAGAAAATATATTCTCAAAAATCAAATAAAAATAGTCGGGTGGCGGAATTGGTTAGACGCTAAGTGTGGGTTCGTAACCCTTGACCGTCTGGTAACAGATACACAGAGTAACACTCGTACAGGTTCGAATCCTGTCCTGACTACCAAGTTAACCACACTAAGACTAGAAACGTGGTGACGGATCGGAAAGACGACAAAACTACCACGATGCTTCCCGTAAGATCAGCACTATTTTCAGTGGTGATTTCTCCACGTAAACGAATAGCCCAAGGCATAAGTTATGGTGGATTACCAAACCTATCCTTAATGGACGCATTAAGTGAAGTTTGGGACATAGTCAGGTGGCGGAATTGGTTAGACGCTAAACCATTAGAGATAAAATGTAGATTCTCAGTAAGGTAATATACTACATTATACAGGTTCGATTCCTGTCCTGACTACAAAATAAATAAAAATTATGGAAAGATTAGTGCTTGATTATACTCATTGTTCTGAACCAGAATGTTGGGAACATAATATTCCTTTTGAATATGAATCAAAAGAGAAATTTATATTTGATGTGATTGAATATCCAATGTTACTTAATTCTCTAATTGAATGTGTATATGAATGGATGTTGGATCCGGCTTATGAACATAAGATAGAGTTATTAGAAAATATTGATCAATATATTTTTACATTAGATGAATGGTTTGAAAAAAATAAAAAAATATGAAAGAAATACTTGAAAATAAAGATGTTGGTGATTACGTACATGTTGATGGTTATACATCAATGGCACAACAAAACTTCCGTAAAACATCTATAATTGGAGTTGATTATAAATTTGATCCTGATACAGGTGATAAATTTAAAATTCTTCAGATTGATAATGGTGAATGGTTTGATAGCCGGAATGGTGGTTGTTACTCAAATGAAAACTCAATGTATTATATTGAATAGTTATTTAGTCAGGTGGCGGAATATAGACGCAGAAGTTAGAAGAGAGGGATTATCAATGTTGGTTAGTGGATTAATTACCTTGTCTAATGGATTAAATAACACACACCAACTATTATGTGTTATACAGGGTTGTATCCTGTCCTGACTACACTAATTAAGCTAGTTTATGAACAGCCTTTGAGGTGAGATGCTCTCATTAGAATGGAAGTCAGGTAACTTAACTGGTAAAGGGGGTTGCGATAGTTTCCGTTACAGGTTCGAATCCTGTCCTGACTACAAAATTAACTGAGGAACCGAATAAGAAAGTAGGTAATAAGGTGTGGGATAGTTACGAATAACCACGATGGAAATTGGGATTATAACTCAAGCGTAAATAGGTTATAATTAGTAAGTTAATTTTTTAAATAGTCAGGTGAGCGGAATGGCTATCGCACTGCAAAAACAGTTCTTATTTCGACATAAGATAACCAAGTGAAAGGCACTATACAGGTTCGAATCCTGTCCTGACTGCAAAATTTTTTTTGTTATTTAATATATTTTTTGTATTTTTGTATCCTAATCAAAAGACAATATGAAAAGAAAGACTATAAATGTGGATTTAGTGAAAGAAAAGGTTAATAAGTTATTATCTAATCCAAACATTATAATGGAGGAGAAATTGGGTGTAATAACAATGATTGAGTATGTATTACATGAAACCAACAATTATAATGGTTTTATGTATTTAACACTTAATAATGGTGAGGCTCCAAAACTTGGTACTGATGAATGGGTAAGTAGGAAATATTTTTAAAAAAGATTTGGTGGATTAAAATATTATACATATCTTTGTATTCCAATAATAAAAAAAGATGGAAAAATTAAGTAAAAAATATAAGACCTATTCTATAACAATGTACCGTAGAGGTATGGAGTTGGAAGTGATATGTGTAACCACAAGTAAGAAAAAATTTGCCGCGTTATGTGATATGCCCATCTCGAATGTTAATAACCATGGTTACTCATATGATTTACGTTATCCAATCTGTAATGAAAATCCAGATAAGTTATACGCAAAACCAGGAATGGGTGGTGAAATAATGTATATCACAGAAAGAGGTGTGATAAAACCGTTGGAGGACTACATTAAGTTAATTGTCGAACATAGGGAAAAATATAAATCGTATAAAGATTATTTAGAAAAAACAAATCAAAGATAAAACAAATAGTCAGGTGGTTTAAAGTTGGTTCGACTCCAAGATAGGATATGGTATCGTTGCGATTGGAAATTTACAGGTTCGAATCCTGTCCTGACTACTGACACGCACGGCAGCCGAAATGTAAAAGCGCTCAATGATTAGGCAATGCGAACGAACACACGGTCTACCTCACAGTGCGTAGGTAAGCTTCAAGGATCGTTGACAGCTCGGAATAGACGAGCAAATTTAGTCAGGTGGCGGAATTGGTTAGACTCGCTAATATAGGTATCGAAAGATAGACGATTCTACTCCGCAGGGTCATATTAGTCTATCCTAAAGTGATATGAGTAGACGCAATAGGAGTTACAGGTTCGAATCCTGTCCTGACTACAAAAGTGTTGAGTTCAAATCCCAGTAGGGAAGTTTATAAAGTATCTAAATAATAATTTAATTTAAAAACAAAAAAATAACTTACGAAGATGAAAAGTTCAAGTAGTATCATTAATAGACAAAAAGAAATAGATAAGTTAAGAACAGAGTTGGAAACAATTTTAGCTAAAACTAAACACTTATCTAAAGGTGAAATAGGAACAAAAGGATATAATAAGGTTATAGACGAATTGAAAAATAAAATATTAGAACTTGAACAGAGAACTAAATTAGATAGGATTAAAATTGGTGAAGGTGTGGATGATTTAAGTGATAATAGATTTAAAAGATATAAATGATATTACTTCTACCGTTTTGCAGCTACCAGAAGGGCGGGATTTAGAACGATAAACTTTAAATAAAAATAAAATTATGGAAAATAAATGTTATCAAGCAACTAATGAAGATTTACGTGAATCAGATTTAGAACATTACGAAAAATTATCAACAGAATGTCATCATTGGTCGAGTGGTATTCCAAGAGCAATAAACTTTTACTATGATTATAAGAGTATGAGTATATGGGAAAAGATAAAATTAGCATTTAAGAAATAGTCAGGTGGCAGAATGGTAGATGCATGATGATAAAGTAGGGTTCGGATGTACTCGGAGGAAATTGATTCAGTTAGGTGTACAACTAATACAGGTTCGAATCCTGTCCTGATTACAAATCTCAGGAGTAATTAATCTGAGACTGAGTGATTCGAAACACTCGATTGATTATGGTGTAATGGCGCACAACACCCCCCGCTGAAGTTCGAGTCTTCAGATTAGGTACGGTAACCAGGGGAGTAAGATTAAGGTTCGAATCCTTTTTAATCGGCAATTGGTAGTAAAATGCGTAGGTTGATAAGCGTGGAGAGACGTGACGCAAGGGTACACACTAAGGATAGGTAGTAATACCCAACTCTCTAATGGTGTGTGAAGCTGGGCCCAAACTTATGGTCGCTAGGCGGGATTCTTGATAAAGTCAACCACTACCTTTTACATGTTGGCTATAGCTCAGTTGGTTTAGAGTGCTTGATTGTGGTTCAAGAGGTCACGGGTTCGACTCCCGTTAGTCACCCAAATAGGTTGGGATCCCTAGTGGTAGCGGCGTTAATCATGATAATCAAGCCACAAGTATCTAGTAAGAAGTGACAGATGGGTTCGTCACGACCTAAAAATATTTTTTTGTTAATATGGTATTTTTATGTATATTTGTATTCCAAACAATAAACATATGATCAGACTAAATACAAATTTAAATAATTTAAATCACAGAGAAATTAGAAGAATTGTTGATAAAACAATAAGATATAGTGTATTTAAATTTGGAATTAACAAAAGAAAAGGATGTTGTACTGTTGTAGTTAAGAATCAAAGTAAAAACGCCGAAATTCAAAATTTTGGTGAGTATAATCCTGATACTAATACTATTTATATCTTTAAAAACAATTGTAAGAATGTTAAAGATGTAATTGAAACAACATTACATGAATATGCCCACACATTACAACCAATTGTAAGTAGGTATTATAAAATGTTAAAAACACATGGATATGAAAAGCATCCAATGGAAATCGAAGCAAGAAAACATGAAAAATATTGTAAAGAAGCTTGGATTTTAATAAAATAATTATTAGGTTTGTACCTATTAAATGGAGAGGTGGCAGAGCGGTCGAACGCGGCGGTCTTGAAAACCGTTTTAGGGGAGACTCTAACGGGGGTTCGAATCCCTCCCTCTCCGCCAAGTAAAGAGAACCGTGAGTCCGCGGATGGAAACAACCATAGGACGATCAAACGTCATACTTTACTTAAGACCCCACGATTAACGAAAAGTACTTGTTCGTTATGGTGTGTGACCCTGACTTGAAGGCTTCAAGGCTATGGGGGAGGTAACACAGAGTGAAACTTGTATAATCTTTCATGAACGAGATTAATTGATTGGGTGAAATTCCGTCAGGTACATTGGAATCTCAAATTAGAAGAGTTCCCCATTATGGATTAAGGGGGTAAGGGGCTTTAATTAGTCGTAATAGAATCCACAAGTCGTAAGAATACTGAACAATCTTACGGTACACACTCTTCTTCCGAGTGAGACTCACCACGTAACTTTGGGGGTAGGGTGAAGATGTTCTGAGGATAGCACTGAACGCTATGTTGAAAACTCTATGACAAACCGATTAGATAAGTAAACATGGACGGAGTGTGAAAGTACAGACCCACCGTGGATGGTTACTATTGTCTAACAAATCTTAGACATATCGGTGTGGGATACTATATCGCCAAATCTAAAACTTAAAAGGTTCTCTCAAAATGGCGTGGGGATGATTTAGAACCTTTTTTTATTGTCACGTAACTCAGCGGTAGAGTTCTTCCCTGATACGGAAGCGGTCATAGGTTCAAATCCTATCGTGACAACACAATGTCTTCGTAGCTCAGTTGGTTTAGAGCACTAAACTTTTAATTTAGGGGTCATGGGTTCGAGCCCCATCGGGGACACTACCCTATCAAATAGTTTAATCCACGGGTAAAAAGAAAACACGGGTCCGAGTACCCGATGGTCTCACCGTAATTGTGGTAATCGGTGAATTGATAAAATATTAAGGTCGGTTGGCCGAGTGGTTAGGCATCGGTCTGCAAAACCGCTTACACAGGTTCAAATCCTGTACCGACCTCAAAAAAAATACACGTCAGTGGCCGAGCGGCTTAGGCAACAGTCTCCAAAACTGTAAGTTAATTTAACGGGGGTTCGAATCCTTCCTGGCGTGCAAAGGTTGATTAGGGAATGATTGTACTGATAGTTCGAGAGTGAATACTGACTAGTACAATCGGAGTTGGGAGGTATTCACCTAAGTAATGCTAATCGTAAAAACAGATGTCCACTCGACCATCTTCTGTTTTCCTTATTTGGGAGCGTCGCATAGCGGCAATTGCTGCGGACTGTAACTCCGCCCTCTTTAGAGTTCATAGGTTCGAGTCCTATCGCTCCCACAAAAATTGTCCTGTGGTGTAATTGGCAACACGTCTGGTTTTGGTCCAGAAGAGTATAGGTTCGAGACCTGTCGGGACAACAATGGTCTTATAGTTTAATTGGATAAAACATTTTGCTACGGACAAAAAGACGTTAAGGTTCGAGTCCTTATAAGACTACAAATTGCGATATAGCTCAGTGGTAGAGCACTTGATTCATATCCAAGATGTCAAAGGTTCAATTCCTTTTATCGCAACTTATTTTTTTCCAAATGGAAAGGTATTTATTAGTATGGATAAAATTACGATAAGCAAAGAGCAATTATTTAAGGTAATGCATTTAAATGAAGCCGAAAAAAAAGAAACTGCTGATGATATTGCTGAGGATGGGGATATTGTTGATATGATTTCAACATTACTTCATTCAAGAAGTCAGACTCATGTATTTCATTGGCAAACAAAATCACAATCATCATTTGCTGAGCACAAAGCCTTACAAAAATATTATGAAGGATTAGATGGATTAGTTGATGGTATTGTTGAAAGTTACCAAGGTAAAAACGATTTGTTAACAGGTTATAAAACGATTAAAATGGTTGATTATAAGTCAACAGAACAACTAATAACTTACTTTAAAGGATTAGATGATAATATTGAAAAAAATAGAAAATCGGTTAAAGAGTCTTTTATTCAAAATCAAATTGATACTGTTCAGGAATTAATTTATAGTACTCTTTATAAATTGAGATTCTTAAAATAAGATAATTTTTTATTAGAAATAATTTATCCCTCTGAGTTTGAAATTCAGGGGGATTTTTTTATATTTGAATTTAAGAAATTAAAGTATGTTAAAGAGAAATAGAAAATCATTTCAAAAAATTGTTAAAGAATATAAAGACGCCACCCCATACGAAATATGGGAAGGAGTTAGAGATAATTTCATCTTTGGATTTATAGGTGCAACCTTGGTTGTGTTCATTGCAACCAAGACAGATTTGGCGGTATTGTTAGGATATATTACCTACTATTTTTTTATGGGTAAGATTGTTAACAGACCAAAGTATGTTACCGATTTAGGTAAGATGATTGTGTTTCCAATACCGTCCGCTCTCGGAGCATTTACAGGATATAAATTAACTTATGTCCTATTAGAATTAATATAAAAAATTATTAGTGTTCCAAAACTCTATTTTTTTATTAATTTTGGAACACTAATAATACAAGGAAGGTTACCCAAGTTGGTGAAGGGGTCAGTTTGCTAAACTGATAGGATGTAAAAGTCGCGAGGGTTCGAGCCCCTCACCTTCCGCATAGTTTGACAAAAAGAATTTTAAAAATTATAATTAATACATGGAAAAATTATCACACGTAGGAAACAACATTGTAGGTTCTGAAATCATCAAAATCTCTCAACAAATCAAAGAAATTTCAAAAACAAAAAAAGTCCAAAATTTAACAATTGGTGATTTTGATTCAAGCATAAATCCAATCCCCGAAAAACTTAAAGATTACATCATTGATTCCTACAATGAAAATCTAACTAATTATCCATTGTCTGCTGGTCAATTAAATCTTAGACAATCAGTTAGTGAATATCTTAAGAAAAGACAAGGTATAGATTATAACGAAAATGAAATATTAGTTGGTGGTGGAGTTCGTCCATTAATTTATACTGTTTACAAAGCATTGGTTAATAACGGTGAAGGAGTTATCTATCCTGTACCATCTTGGAATAACAATCACTATAGTTTTTTACATGGAGCGGTTAAACAAGAAATTGAATGTAAACCTGAGAACTCATTTTTTCCAACAGCGTCAGATATTGACATGGCAATTAATGATAAAACATCTTTAATTTGTATTTGTTCACCACAAAACCCAACAGGTCGTGTAATCAATCCTGAGGTATTAAAGAGTATTTGTGAATTGGTGGTGAATGAAAATAACGTCAGGTCATCACAAGTTGGATCAAGACCCTTGTATTTGTTTTTTGACCAAATCTATTCTGACTTAACTGTTGAGGGTTTATTTGTTCACCCATTAACGTTATGCCCTGAAATCCGTGATTATTTGATTTGTGTGGATGGTATCTCTAAATCACTATGTGCCACAGGTATTAGAGTTGGTTGGATGTTTGGTCCACAAGACATTATAGGTAAGATGACAGAGATTTTCTCACACATTGGGGCTTGGGCACCAAAACCAGAACAAAACGCAGTTGCAAGGTACCTAAATGATTATGATAATATGGTTGAATTTGTTAATTCAAAAACAAAACAATATTCAGATATTTCAAACAAAATATGTGATAAAATCCAAGAATTAAAAGATAAAGGATTCCGTATTGATTACCAAAGGCCTGAAGGTGGAATTTATATTTCAATTTATTTGGGTGAGTCTTTATCGTTTCCGACTATTGAAAGTTATATCAAATTTTTAATTAATAGATGTAGTATTGGGTTGGTACCTTTTGAATATTTTGGTTCAAAAGAAAACAAGGGATGGTTTAGAATGTCAATTGGAGGTGTAGACCCAAACAATGTTGAGGAAATTTTAAATCATCTTAATGTCTTAACCTATGAGTCATTAGAAGAAATTGGTTCTTGGATGATTTAAAAAATTAATCATCAATAATTGACAAATATGATATCTTTGTCTATACTTATTAAATCAATAACGAAACAATTACAAACAATTTATAAATAAAAAAAAAACAAACAATTATGAAACAAATCGTAGCATTATTCGCAATCGTAGCATTAGCCTCTTGTGGAAACGGAACATCAACAACTGAAGTTAAATCAACTGATTCTACCGTGGCAACTGTTGATTCAACATTAATAACAGACACAACATTTATCGTTGATTCAACCATTTTTGTTGAGACTAAGTAATTAGACCTTAATGAAACAAAAAACCCACCAATTGGTGGGTTTTTTTATTTTAATAGACCTTTAATTCTATTTATATTTTCTTCTATTTTTTTAGGGTCTTTCTTTTCAAAAGATTTTTTTAAATTTCTATATGAATTAATGAAAAGTTTTGAATATTCGTTTTTACCATATAAATCACTGTCTTTATCCTTTTCTTTATTCTTGTCTTTACCTTTTGATTTTTTTTCTTTATCTGTATTAATATTTTCTCTGTTTTTATTTAAATCGTACAAAGTAACTTTAACATCTGAATCTGTTTTACCTATTGTTGTTCCTTTACTAACAGATTGACCCTTTTGAACTAAAGGTGTTGAAATACCACAGTATTCTAAATACCCCACGTCACTACCATTATCAAATTTAATAACAATTTGATTATCACAATTTGAATTATAATAACTTGTTATTACACCCTCCACAGGACTTTTAATCTTTGAGTTATTTTCTTTTGGTATTACAATTGAACCGTATCTTGATTCTATATTATTACCAAAACTTGAATATACTTTTTCTTCATTAATCCCAACAGCGTTTAATATGGATTTACCAATTTCTCTTGCGAATGAACCAGCCTTTTCAGTACTTGACGATGTATTGTCTGAAGAAGTTTTTGGTTCCTCACTTGTAGATGAAGTAATATTTGATATGTGAACGTGGTTATCATGGTTTGGAAATCCAAAAGTTAAAACTGACTTAGGGTTACTTGATCCTTCGGCATTTTTGGTATAACCCATTGAAACTAATGCACTAACTAATTTGTCGGCATCAGCTCTATTTGAAGGACTAACGGATTTACCATTAATTATTGCAATATCAACAGCGTTTCCTGATGGGTGTCTACTTGCATTACCGCTTTTAGTTTTTTTACCATGGCCACTTACTGCGGTTGTAATATCTACTTTAAGACCAACGGACTTTGCAGCGACTTGAATATCCCGTAAAAGGGTGGTGTTAATATTGTCAGATGAAGGATTACCATCACCAATACTTTTAAAATCCACGTTATCGTATACATCAATGGCTTCAGACACATTCTTATTTTCAAGAATTGTATCATAAAGTGATATTATATCTTTAATTAATTTTGTTTGACTACTCATATAATATAAATAGTTTATTATAAATAAAAAAAAAACCGACTAATTGTCGGTTCTTTTGGTGTAAGTTAATCTGTTAACTTCAGGTTTAATAACCACATCAGATTTAATTTTTTTAGATTTAAATATTAATTTAAAAAAATTTACAAATATTTCTTTTATTTTTTTCATACTATTTTGTTTGGTGTTGATATCCATAGTAATAAATATGTAAAAATGATTGGAAATGGTGTAAACATTAAAACAACAAATAAAATCCTAATTAGTGAATCATCAATATTAAAATAATTTCCTAATCCTCCACATACACCACCAATTATTCCTGAATTTGACCTACATAGTTTTTTCATAAATTTAATTAAAATTTTTATTATTTAGTTCTTTAATAGTTAAATCATTATTTTTCCAACTTTTCCAATTTTCAAAATCTTTCAAATCTTCTAATGTTTTTTCATGGACCAAAACAAACCCTTCGGGAGCGATATTAGATAATTTTAACATCGGACCTTCTTTTTTTAAAATTTCTTTAATATTAATCATTTAAAAATTTGATTACTTTTTCTTTTATTCCCGATTGTTTGATCCCTTCATTACCATTTGGAGTTAAGACAAAGTTATCCAACCCCCAATCCTTCCAAGATTCCCCATTTTTACCCATGTTCAAATCATCAATTGAGACCCAATGAGTAATCTCAGGATGGTCATGTAGGTATTGTTTAATTTCAATAACTCGACTCATTTCCAAATCCCATTTTGGGTTCCAAACCCAAACATCTTTATTATACCAAGTACAATTACCTAGATTTAATGTAAATGCGATAGGTTTTTTAATAATCCCTTTGGATTCATAATATTTACCCATCTCTTCAAGAGTTGCAAAATTTTTCCAATCTGATGAAACCACAATTTCTGCTCCTGTTTCTTCCAAAATTTCGTTAAGGATGTTAATCGCCTTTTGATTGAAATTATCAAAACGATATTCAAGTGGTATTTCATTCATTGAGATGGATGTATTCCGTTCACCCCATTTTTTTTGTTTCTTATGTCGACTTCCCCATTCGGTTAATAAACAAATTACACCGTCATGATCTAAAAATATAACTTTCATAAAGCAAAGATAAGATATTTATACTTAAATACAAAGCTTAGTCGCATAAATTTTTAATGCACACATATGGACGATGACAGTAGAAAACAAAACTTGGAGGAGGGTATTCCAAGACAATTTATCCCAACTATTTCTAATGATAGCACTATTCTTCAATCCTTTTGGGTTCGATGCTGTTCAGTATGGACTAATCTTATGGACAGGAAGTTTATGGAAAGCCAACTTTGTGTTGTATTGTGTTGCGGTAGTATTTTTTGGATTATATATCTACTTTCGCAGATTATCTAAAAAACCTTAAAGCTCACTTAATTGTCCTGATTTGAATGCCTCAAAATTCGGACCTTTTTTCAAATAAAACTGATTACCTTTTTTGTCGTAATCTAATATTCCTGCTAATCTTGCTGAGTTAAATAACCCACTTAGTTGTCCTCTAAATGCTGATGGTATCTGCCAATTATTTTGATTTTTATGAGAATAGTATGGTTTTCCGTTAACGTCTTTTTTCTGTAGTGAACCTATATCAACTAAAAAATCTAATTTTGTTCCTTTGTTATCTGAGTCTAAATAATCAACTAGTTTTTTAATTAATCCAGAATCTTTTCTTTTAAATGTGAATCCGTAACTACTTCTATTTGGAGTCCAAGTTGACTTTCCTCCGTGAACTAAAGACATAAATTCAGGAGATTGTTTCATTTTATCAACAACCCTCCTAGTGATTTGATAGTTTATATCTTCAGATATTTTTTTAATCTCATTATCGGTTTGGAGTTTTGGTATATTATATTCTAAGTTAAAATCTAACTTTTCAATATGTAAATCAAAGTCAAGAGTGGTATTACTATCATCCCAACTAAATCCGATACTAAGAACTAAAAGAGAGGGGTAGTTAATATCATAATTTAAAACAATCATAACCGTATATTGGTCAACATATTCACCATCAATAGAAATGTTCATCTCCATTGCTGCGTGATTTGTCATATCATCATTAATATCTAATGGTAATAATAGATTTGGGTTAGAATACTCAATTCCGACTGATTCTTTAGTTTTTAATTCTCCACTCACAGTATATAAACCTTCACTAAAAAGTTTTTCAAATAAATCGTATTTTGATTTAAGAACACTTTCCTCGTAATTTTTTCTAACCAGCTCAATAACTTTTGGTGCTCCAAGACTAAAAATATCTTGTTCTCTTGAGCTCATTGGAGTGTCTGTCGCGTCATACCAAGTTTCTGTATTGGGTGTTATATGTATTGCTATCTTATAAAACTTATTTGATTGGTCAAAATTCTTTAATATTATGTAATATAATCCCTGGTTACCAATTGTATGGGTTTCAAAATAAGATGATTGACTTTCCATTGCGGTGCACCATCTTGTACCAGCACCATATTTACAAGATGCTCTATAAGTTAATGGTTTAACTATTAAAATATTCTTATCTTCAAATATTTTTTCCGCTCCTGATGCATCAAACTTATTTAATTGTGATTTTGAAGATGTGATATGTGACTGTATCGCATTTTTTAATCTATCAAGGTTGTATTGATTAATATCTTTAATTTCTAAAGATTGTTTGAATCTGTCAAAATCTTTAACAAGTTCTATCGCGTCGTCAATTTCCTCATTGGATGTGTTTGGGTGTAATTCTCGTAATACGAAATCGGCATATTTGAAATTGGTATCTGCTAAATCAGAAATACCTAAAATAAAATCCAATGTTTCAGGATATTCTTTAAATTTATTAGAGTATTTTTTTCGTAAATCTTCTTTACGACCTTCTTTTATAAGGATTGGAGTTAATCTCATATATATAAATATATGGGAAACAAAAAACCCCATCACAAGGACAGGGTTTTATGTTAAATGTGGAGTAGCGCGGATTCGAACCGCGGTCTTCCCTACTCAATAATAAATGACTACACGTTTAGGATAATGTTTGCTAACATTCCAAAATTCACAATTCCCTTATTTTTAAAGTGGTTCGGTTTACTGAGAACTAATCCTCCACTTGTTTCTTTTAGGATAGAAACCACACCCTATAGAGATTTATGTTCCAAGGTTAATATCTCCCCGACCTGAATATAGTTTTGCTTACGCTACTTCTACAAGCTCATCTTGTTTTACAAGACCTAATAGAGCCATTTTGTTTAACACGTTGCCGTATAATTGTTATTACCATAGATTTAAGTGATAGGAAACATCTCACTACGTGCCACCGATTACAGACATATGAAATCAATTGCCTTTCTACCCCATAAATTAAAGAACTTAAAAATCACTTTCGCCCCCTGTATAGACTTTCGTCGGATGTTTAAGGTCAGCCTTAACTATTAAGGGAGCCACCCGTGATTTGTTGTACAAAGGTAATAATAAATATGGAAATTCCAAACAAATATGGTATTTATAATAAAAATCAACGGTGATAATAATAGAAGGTAAAAAAGAAGATGTTTCAAAACGTCTAAAACAGAGGTTTGAATACGATAGTTCATTCATTGACCGTATGCTATCTGTAGACCCAACAGGGTACAAATACGTTGATTATATTGCTAAACAACTTGAAAAATTAATCCCACAACTTGCAGGACGAAAGGGTGGTCTTAATATAACACAACAAGATGCAATCAAAGACATCTTATCAATGGTTATTCCATGGTTTCATAATAATGTTAATAGAATAACTGAAGACGATATTTGGAAAGCGGAAACAATTTTTAGAGAACAAAATGGTATGGTACCAAATATTGAAGGGATTGCCAAATCATTTAAAGACATTGCCCAGTATGAAGATCCTGAGTTTATTAAAACTTTGATGGATATTATTGATTCTAAAAAAACCGAAAGAGAAAAAGAAAGGGAGTTAAAGAGTCAGGCTGAGAGATTATATGAAGATGATGATGTATTGGTGATTAGACCAAAATCATATGCAGCATCATGTTATTATGGTGCAAACACAAAATGGTGTACTGCCGGTAAGGGAAGTTCGGGTTATTATGATAGGTATGCCAATAGAGGTTTGTTATATTACTTTATTAAGAAAAAAGAAAATAAGAAAATGGCCTTATACAGAAATACAGAAGATAGAACAAATGAAGTCTATAATGCCCAAGATACTGAAGTAACTGTGAATGATTTAAGAGAGACCTTCCCAAATCAAAATGATTTAATTGACGATTTAATAGGTGTTGGAGAATTTATTAAAACACTTAGAGAGTTTTCCAAAGGTAAAATTGATTCTCGTGAATTGGAAGATTCTGACGAAGCAATTCTTAAAGTTAAACCTTCAGACCCATTAGGACAAAGTACAATTATAATTGATTTTGGAGACGATACAAAATTCTTTAAATCACTAGACATATCTGAAGACGACCAATGGTTTTTAAATGGAATAAATTCACATTATGGTAGTTATGAATTTATGGATTCATATCAAGTAGAACAAGATTTTAAAGAAGGTTATGTAGTCTATGGTGACCTCAATAAAGAAAATAAGGAAAAGTTAAAAGAAATTGCCGAATTAATATTACCAGGGGAAGAATTTGATTTGGATAACGACGAATATAGAGTTAGATTATCGGAAACATTATTAAATTTATTTGATGATGAAATGGATTGGATTCTTGGTGATTATGTTTCCGAAAAGAATAGTGAGATGCAAACAACCGCTCAAACATCAATTGAAAAAGAAATTAATAGTTTTTTGGAATCTATTGGGTTTGTACTTTTTAGAGATTACGACCAAATTGCAACTACCGCAGCCAATTTATTAATGTGGTCCGCAAGATTACAACTACCAAAAATAGATATAATATCTTTATTTAATCAAATAATTGAATATTCAGGCACTAGACGACTAGGTGGTTGGTCTGAAGATTCATATGAATATCAAGATTATGATAATTTTGATTTAGTATCTTTTAATAACTCTGTTGAACGTCAATTTGAAAAAATTTTAGAAAAACTTGATGAGGATGAAGATGCTGGTGGAGAGAAAATTAAAGAGTTTTTAGGGTTTAGAGGTAGAATTGTTAAAAAATTTGGATTAAATAAATGGAACAAATTGCCTAGTGATAAAACTGTTTCATTTAAAGTTGAAGGGTTTGACCGAGAAGAAATGAAAGTTATTATTCGTGTTGAAAAACAATATAAAGGTATGAGACAATTAAAATTGTCTGAAGAAAATTTCAATAATTTATTATATTCCCCACAATTATTTGATTTATTTGAAGTTTAAGAATAAATTTCTTATATTTGCTTCATGAATAATTTAGAACTACTAAAAAACGTATTAAGCGTTCCAACTAAGACATATCAAGAAGAAAGAATGGTTGCGTTTTTGGTTAATTGGTTAACCGAAAATAATATTACACATTTTGTTGATGAATATCATAACGTATATGCAACAAAACAAGAATCGTCAGAATTACCTGAAGATTTTTATTTCCCATGTGTTATTTCCCATACTGACACCGTTCACAACATTGACACAATTAATATTAAGGAAGAAATGTTATTCAATGCTCAAGGAGAGGAAAAACTATCTTACAAAGCGTATAACGACCAAGGAAACCCAACTGGTATTGGTGGTGATGACAAATGTGGTGTTTTTGCTTGTTTAACTTTACTACAAGAATTACCAAATGTTAAAGCCGCGTTCTTTGTATCCGAAGAAACTGGTTGTCATGGTTCACTTAAAGCGAGTAAAGAATTTTTTAAAAATGTTGGGTATGGAATTCAATTTGACGCACCTGAAAATTGGATGATTACAGAAAAATGTTTTGGCCAAGTATTGTTTGACAGGGATACAGAATTTTTTGAGGCTTGTGATAAAGTTTTGACTGAAGGAATGAATCAAAATGATATGGAGTACATGGTTCACCCTTACACTGACGTATATGCCCTAAGAAGTAAGTTTAACTTCTCTTGTATTAACATTTCGATTGGATATTACAATTATCACACAAAACATGAATATGTGGTAGTTGAAGATGTTTTTAACGGAATTGATCTGGGTAAGAAAATGATTGAAAACCTTGGGAATAAATTACACTACAAGAAATCAGTTAATTACGACTGGAAAACTCGGTTAGTATTTTAATTATAAGTCGGATGAGAAATTATCCGATTTTTTTTGTCTTTAGGTTCATTGTCATGACCACATTTATGACAAATATATAGGTCATCACCACCATCAGAAATATCCCAACTATGTGGACACTCATCACATAAAACTTTACCGTCTTTAACGGTTTCTCTGATAATTCTTCTGATTAACTCTTTCATCAAATATAAATATATAAAAAAAGGGGGATTTTCATCCCCCTTCTTAATTATCGTCCTTTCTTTTGGACCACCACATTTTCATCCACTACTTTGATGAGATAAGTTTTACCCTCAATCATCTTACCTGTTAGAACTTCTTCAGACAATAGGTCTTCAACCTTATCTTGAATTGCTCTTTTCAATGGACGAGCTCCGTATAATTCATCATAACCAATCTTAGCAAGATACTCAACCAATGAATCATCGTATGTGATGTTGTATTTCATGTCTACAAGACGAACTACCAACTTCTTTAATTCAATGTCTGTAATCTTTTTAATATCCTCTTGAGATAAAGAATTAAATACGATTGTATCATCAATACGATTTAAGAACTCAGGAGAAAAGAAATTCTTCATTTCTTTCATTAACATTTGTTTCTTAGCTTCTTCATTACTATATGCGTTTGAAGAGAAACCAATACCTGTTCCAAATTCTTGTAGTTTCTTAACCCCTAAATTTGATGTCAAGATAATCAAGGTATTCTTGAAGTTAATCTTACGACCTAAACTATCTGTCACATGACCATCATCCAAGATTTGAAGTAAAACAGTGAATACATCTTTGTGTGCTTTTTCCACCTCGTCAAACAAGATAACTGAATATGGTTTGTTTTTAACTTTTTCAGTTAACAATCCACCTTCTTCATAACCAACATAACCCGGAGGAGCTCCCACTAATTTAGAAATACTATGTTTCTCTTGGTATTCTGACATATCCACACGGATAAGTGAATCTTCAGAACCAAACATTTCCTTAGCCAATTGTTTTGCCAAGTATGTTTTACCAACACCAGTAGAACCCAAGAACACGAATGAGCCAATTGGACGGTTAGGGTCTTTAATGCCCAAACGGTTTCTTTTAATAGATTTTGCAATCTTAACAACAGCGTTGTCCTGACCAATAACTTTACCAATTAAGTTTTTGTCTAAATCTAACAATGATTTTGTGTCATCAACGCTCATTTTGTTTACAGGAATTTTGGTCATGTTTGAAACAACATCGTATACGTGTTCCAACAAGATGGTTTGTTTTTCCTTCGCCAATTGTTCTTCAAACTTAATTTTTTCTTGCTCAAGTTTTATTAACAATTTCTTCTCCTTGTCACGAAGTTCTGCTGCTTGTTCGTAGTTTTGTTTTTTAACCACATCAATTTTTTGTTGTTTGATATCTGCAGCCTTCTTTTTAAGGTCTTCAATAACATCAGGAACTTTTAAGTCAGTTTGCATTCTTGCCCCAACCTCATCCAAGATGTCAAACGCTTTGTCAGGAAATTCACGGTCAGTGATATAACGGTCTGCCAACTTAACACAAGTTTCAATAACCTCATCACTGTAATTTACCTTGTGGAAGTTTTCGTATTTGTCACGAACATTCTTAAGGATTTGAATTGTTTCATCAACTGATGATGGATCAACAATTACTTTTTGGAATCTACGTTCTAACGCTCCGTCTTTTTCAATGTTCTTACGGAATTCATCCAATGTGGTTGCTCCAATACATTGAAGTTCACCACGAGAAAGTGCTGGTTTAAAGATGTTTGAACCATCCATTGAACCTGAAGAATTACCTGAACCAACCAAAGTGTGAATCTCGTCAATAAACACAATGATGTTTGGATTCGCCTGAAGTTCTTCAATAATCACTTTCATTCTTTCTTCGAATTGTCCACGGTATTTGGTACCAGCAACAACTGAAGTTAGGTCAAGGTTAACAATACGTTTGTCAATTAAGTTACGAGGACATTCCCCATTAACAATTTTAATTGCCAAACCTTCAACAAGAGCAGTTTTACCACAACCAGGTTCACCAATAATAATTGGGTTATTTTTCTTTCTACGAGATAAAATCTGAGCAATTCTCAAAATCTCTCGGTCACGACCAATAACAGGGTCAAGTTTACCCGCCTCAGCTAATTTATTTAGGTCTCTACTGAAGTTGTCTAATACAGGTGTGTTTGAATCTGCAGATGATTTTGATTTTTTACTCATCATTTTGTCGTCATCGTCCATTAAGTCGTTCATATATTTTATAGATTTTTTACAAAGTAACAACAAATTTTATACATCTCCAAATAATTTGTCAAATTGTCAGTAATATTTTTTTATAATGACATAATGTCATATAATATTTGTTTTATCTGAAAAAATGACTTATATTTATCAAAGGAATAAATTTTGATACCACAAAGATATAAAATAAATTTACAAAAACAAAAAAAATATGTTTAACAAAAGAAACTTTAATTTTAACTTTGACGAGTTAATAGCTCGTTATGAAAAAATGATGGAAGATTTCCATAAAACGGATTGGTCGGAAAAAAGTTATGAATCACCTGATGGTTCATATAAAGTGACTAGTTACTATAAGGTATTTGATTTATCAGATTTAGACAAGTCAAAACAAATGAGTAAAGAAGAATACCTTAAGATTAAACTTCAAAGGGCAATTGAAACTGAAGATTTTGAATCAGCAATTAAATTGAGAGACCAAATTAAAAACTTAGAATCAAATCAAGAAGAAATTGAAAAAGTTGAACTTGAATTGAAAAAAGCAATTAAGGAACAAAACTTTGAAATGGCGATTGAACTCAGGGATGAATTAAAAAAACTGAAGTCTTAAATGAAACCCTCACCAAATGGTGGGGGTTTTGTATTTATATACATGAAACCTTTTGAATTATATTTAAATGGATCTTTAACTTTAAGAGAACTACTTAATACATATATTGAGTTAAGACAGCATTTCCAAGAATATTTAAAACCATTAATGGAAAAAATAAACGAATTAACCCCACTAAGTAAAGATGGCTATAGTCAAAGAAGAAATCAACGGGACGAAGATTAAAAACGAAATAAAATCGTCAAATATTAAATCAACTGAATACGATACTGAAACAAAAGATTTAGTTGTTGAATTTAATAACGGAGCAAAATACAAATACGATGGGGTTCCCCATCAGGTTTATACAAAACTTAGGTTAGCAGAATCTCAAGGTAAATTTTTTACCACAGATATCGCAAAAAAATACCCATATAAAAAACTTTAATAATCCTACTATTTATATAGGATGAATAGTTTTCAAAAAATCCTTGATAGTTTTTCTATTAAGGACACATTAAACCCAAAAATTTGGGAATCCCCAAAAGAACCTAACAAAGCGGTTATGATACCAAAAGTTAGAAAAGCTCTTACGCGTATTGCGGAAGAGTTTATTGATTATTTGGGTGATGATGTTTTTGTGGACGATATTCATCTCACAGGTTCATTGGCAAATTTTAATTGGTCAGAATTTTCAGATTTTGATTTACATGTAATTGTTGATTTACAACAATACGAAAACCAAAGTGAATTGTATAAAGAATTGTTTAATTTAAAAAAACAAGTTTTCAACGACAAACATAATATTAAGATTTTTGGTTATGATGTTGAGTTATATGCTCAAGATGCAGAAGAACCACATTATAGTTCGGGAGTTTATTCTGTTATGAATGATGAATGGATTAGTAAACCAAAAAAATTCAAGAATGAAATTGATAAAGGTGTGCTTGAAAAAAAGATAAAAACTTGGACAGAAAAGATTGATACTGCAATTGACGAGGGCAAAGATTTAGAAACAATTAAGACTAAACTCAAAGATTATAGAAAGGCTGGGTTAGAAAAAGATGGTGAATTATCTTATGAAAATTTAGTCTTTAAGTTTTTAAGAAGGTCAGGTCACATAGAAAAATTATTTGATACCGTGAATAAAGAGACAGATAAAGAGTTGTCTGTTGAAAGAACAATTCAAGAATAATTAAATTATTCGTATGAATCATATATTTATTAAGAAAAATTAATACACATGGCAACATATTCCGCAAATACACAATACGAGTATACCGTTGAGATTTTAGGTAATTTTAGTGGTGGTTCAATTACAGAGGGAGGTCCAGCTAATGGGTTTGCCCCTCATCCCGTATTTTCTAATGCTGATAATGAACCAATCGTGCAACTAAACGCAATAACCTTAGGTGGTTTTAACGGATTAAATAATTAAAATATAAAATAAAAAGATATGGCAGATTTAAAACCAATTGGTAGTGAAAAACTAAAAGGCCAAGACAAACTAAATAGAATTATGGAAATTGCTCGTTTTAACGAAGTAATGCCAAAAGCAATTAACGAAACTGCAAAATCTGAATATTCAGTAGCTCTTGCCGACGGAAACAAATATGAAATTGTTAGAGAAAGACAAGGGTATATTATTAAGAAAACTATTTCAGAATCTGAAACTGAATATATTGAACCTATGAAAAATAGGAAATATTATTCATCGTATTCACAAGCGTTTAAAAGGTTAAATCTTGTTGCTGGTGAATTAAATAGACTTAATGAAAATGATGAAGGTATTTCTTTATATGGTGAACAAAAAAAATTCACATTAAAAACACCAAAACCAGCACCATCACCTGAAATGGAGGCTCCTATGGCTCCTCCAGCAGCACCACCATCAGTACCTTCACCTGAATTACCACCATCACCGATGGGAGGAGAAGAAGACATGGGAATGGAAGACATGGGAATGGAAGACATGGGAATGGAAGACATGGCACCTGAGACTGATGTTGAAGATATTGATGTTGATACTGAAGAAGGTGGAGAAGACCAAGTTACTTTTAAATCAATCCAAAAACTTACAGGTAAATTAACTCAAAAAATTAGAACACTTGATAGTCAAGAAGGAATGACTTCTGAAGACATCAAATATGTAATTAATATGGTATTATCTTCATTAGATTTAAAATCATTATCTGAGGAAGATATGGAAGACATTATGTCCAAATTTGAAGAAGATGAAACTGAAGATTTTGGAGCTGAAGATGATATGGACGGTGAAGATATGACTGACGATACTGAAGTTGAAGATATTCAAACTGATATGGATGTTCCTGTTGAGGGTTATGAAATGGAAGAAGAAGATTATGGTAATGGAGCAATCTTTGATAGTATCTTTGGTGAATCAAAAGTAGATAAAGTAATTTCAAAATATTTTGAGGTTTCTAAAAAAGAAATCAGAGAAGGTAAAGAAAAACAAATTCAAGAAACTGCTAAGAAAAAAGCTGTAGTTAATCAGATTATGGAATCAGTTGTTAAAATGACTGAAACTATTGAACAAGAATTAGCTGCGAAAAAATTTATAAAAGAAAATTTAAATTCTAAGTTTGTTGGAATTACAAACAAAAAGAATTTAGTTTTTGAAACTAAAGCAGGTCAAGTAAGAATTACACCAAACGGAGATTTAATATGAGCTATTTAACTTATGTTAACGGACTAGGTCCTAACTATAAGGGAGATAATTTATACGAATTTATATTTTCAGATAGTTTGGATGTTTGGGGAGAATCTTGGGAGAGTAAACCTTCCAACGGTTATCCAACTCCACCTGAATTACAATACATTAAGAAAGTAGGAGTTCTGAGAAATACTGATTTAAAATTGGAATTGATTCAGAACTCCGATTTTTTTTGTATGATAGACGCAATAGATGATGTTGTTGCGTTAGCCTGGGAAACTGAAGAATCTGAAGGACAAAAAAGAATGGTGTTTAGATTTGGAAGTACCGAGCAAGAAATTAAAGATAAACTCTACGAAAGAGATTTGATTTTAGAATTTGAAAAAAAGTTAATATATGAAAGTTAATAAAAAAGCCCTTGAATTGATTGATAAAGGTTTATCATCTAAAACAGTTAGTAAATTAACTGAATCACAGATTAATGTATTACATAAAAAATTATTTGTTGAAGAAACAATGGTATCAAAAACAGATGCTGAGACAATTAGTAAATTAAAAAGTGAAAAAAAACCATTTCAAGTTTATGAAAAAGAACTGGATGAAGAAGAAGAAGTAACTTTAGACCCAAATAAAGATACTGAGACTCAAGACCCTCATCAAGTAGGTCCTTCATCAGATGATGGATTTGGTGATGAAACGGATGGTATGGGAATGATGGAAGAAAAAGATGGTCCAAATCCTTGGGCTATTTGTCATTCACAAGTTGGACCTAAAAAATCAAGAAAATGGGAAAGATGTGTTAGAGAAGTAAAAAAACAATTGAAAGAAGGGAAAAATCCTGTATCTTTGTTCTTGGAAACTCAAATAGAAAGAATAGTGGAAAAACATATACCCCCAAGAATTACAAAAGGAGATTTAATGAAGGTTCTTTCAGAATCAGAACCAACAACTGCTCCAACAAAACCAAAAACAAAACCTGGTACAAAACCTGATACAAGACCAAGACCATCTCATCCTGGTAAAAATCCAAACCCTGGTGAGAATCCTGCTCCAAAGGCTAAAAAGAGTGAAACAAAGGAACAACAAACCTCACCTGCACCAACAACAAAACCAGCACCAACAAAACCTGGTACAAAACCTGATACAAGACCAAGACCATCTCATCCTGGTAAAAATCCAAACCCTGGTGAGAATCCTGCTCCAAAGGCAAAAAAAGTTTCTCCTGAACAGGCTAAAGATAAAGTGATTGATGTGATAATGAACTTATTAAAGAAATAATTTATGGCAAAGAAAATTAACGAACAAATTGATTACGGGAATACACCTGAAAGAATGGACCCAAACTTAGAAAGAAAGTTAGCAAGTCCTGAAGGACTTTATGCAACAAATCCTGCAATGACAAAAGGTCCTCAGGATGTTCAAAGATTGGTTAGTAAAAGATTTCAAAAAGTTGCTGATAAATTAAGAGAGGTTACAGGTATTCAAGACCTTAGTTCAAGACAAGTTCAAGGAATGGTTTATCAAGAAATGATGAGAAAACTTCCTAATATTATGAGAATTGAGAGCGCTCACAAGGATGAACTCATAGAGTTGGCAATAGAGGCGTCTTTAGATGAGGCCGAAGTTCCTGCAGATTGGTACCAAATCGAGGCGACTTTAGGTATGCCAGATACTGGTAATTTTAGATTTGAACCTGAAGATGAAGAAGAAGATGAGGAAGAAAAAGAACAACCTTTAGAATTTCCATCTTTTGATGTTGAAGATTTAACTGACGAAGAAATTTTAGAGTTAGAGAAACACAAAAGAAACATTATCAACGCAATTATTCAAGGTGCTGCAAAAAAAGGACATTACCTTTTCCAAAAACCTGAAATTAAATCGAGATTAGATGCAATTGACCCGTCTTTATATAGAGATTATTTGGGTATCATGGCAATCAATGATTTCATGTATTTTAGTATGGAGCAAATGATTGAAATGATGAGTCAAACAGGTCAAGGTGTTGCAGGTAAAGTTGAATTAGGTGACGCCGATGAAGATGAAGATGGTGAAGAAGGTGAATCACAATCCGACACAAAAATCATGGCCACAGGTATGATTTTCCCAATTCTTTGTCATGAAATTATTAAAGGATTAGAAGAAGCTAAAGGTAGACACGGACTACCAAAAGAGCCAGGTCTTCGTCAAAAAGTACAAGGTCAAACAGACATTTTATCTAACGAACCAATGCAATTAAGAATCGGTCCTGAAATAGTTGAAAAAATTAGATTTGCATTACCCGATAAAATGTACGACCAAGATAATAAAGGACTAATAAACTGGTTCCATATATTGTTATACCAAATACCAGCACAAGAGTTTTTAGAAATTATTGGAAATGCCATCTCTGAAGATTCTTCAAAAGTTAGAAAAGCAACTTCAAGATTTGAAGAAATTATGAAAGAAGCTATTCAAATGAAAGAAGAATTTGAAAACTACAAAGAAGAGGAAAATATTGATTCAGATGAGGATGAAGATGATGGTTTAGATGACTTTTTAGGTGGTTTAGGTATATCATTACCTAAATAACATTTTGTGAATAGAGAACAACTTATTATAGAATTAACGAAGTGCATGAGGAATACTCCTTACGCACTTCGAACTTATTTACAGACATACGATAATACCGTATCAAAATACGTCCCATTAGATTTATTCCCAGACCAAGTTAGTTTAATTGAAGATTACGACAAATACAATGAGAACATTGCATTAAAGTATCGTCAGGCAGGTGTATCAACAGTAACCGCCGCTTGGATATCAAAAAAATTGGCATTTGCCCAAAAGAACAAACCTGAAAAAATCCTTATTATTGCCAACAAGTTAGACACATCAATGGAGATGGCTAACAAGGTTAGAGGGTTTACTGAACAATGGCCCGCGTGGGTTGGTATTTCATTCTCAAAAGAAAAAAACTCCCAAAGACACTTTAAACTTAATAATAATTGTGAAGTTAAGGCTGTTGCAACATCAAAAGATGCTTTGAGGGGTTATACTCCAACAATTCTTGTTTTTGACGAGGCGGCGTTTATTGAAGCGGACTCAGATTTTTGGTCTGCGTGTATGGCATCCCTATCAACAGGGGGTAAAGTAATTGTAGTATCTACTCCAAACGGATATGACCAAATTTACTATGAGATTTACGACCAATCATTAAGGAATATGAATGATTTCAAAATATCTGAGATGTTTTGGTATCGTGACCCAAGATATACAAAAGATTTGTATATGGTTAAAACAAACGATTTGGTTCATTTTTTATTAAATAGAGAAGAATATACTGATAAGGATATTATTAACTTGTCAATGGAAAATCCATATGACAGAGACCATTCAATCGTAACTGATTACATTAGTCAGGGATATAAACCATGTTCATCATGGTTTGAAAGTATGGTTAAGAAGTTAAAGTTTGACCGAAGAAAAGTTGCTCAGGAATTGGAATGTAACTTCTTGGGTTCAGGTGATAATGTATTTGAATCAGAATTGATGCAAGGTATTGCCAAAAATACTTTACGTGAGCCTCAAGCTAAACTTATGGGTGGTTCATTATGGATATTTAAAGAACCCGTAAACGGTCACAAATATGTAATGGGTGTGGATGTATCAAGAGGTGACTCTGAAGACTTCTCGTGTATTCAAATCATTGATTTTGATGAAAGAGAACAAGTGTTAGAATACGTTGCAAAAATCCCACCTGATGTATTAGCAGAAATTGCATATAAATGGGGAACAATGTATAATGCTTATTGTGTTATTGACATCACAGGTGGTATGGGTATTTCTACTGCAAGAAAGTTACAAGAGTTAAATTATCAAGCTGGATTATATGTTGATAATGTTGATACAAGTAATAAGTGGAAATGGGACCCAAAAATAAATGATAAAATACCAGGGATTAATTTTAATTCAAAAAGAGTTCAAATTATTGCAGCGTTTGAAGAGGGTGTAAGGCATGGGTTTAAAGTATATTCAAATAGATTATACAATGAAATGAATACATTTATTTATATCAATGGAAGACCTGACCATCAAAAAGGACATCACGATGACTGTATTATGGGTGTTTCTATGGCATTATATGTTGCAGAAAAATCATTCCAATCTTTAGAAAAAGTTACGAATCATACAAAGGCGATGATAAATTCATGGGCAACAACTGTGAATGAAAATAAAAACTCTTCCGACTTTTTTAATCCAATGGTTCCACAAATGGGAAGAGACAATAATTTAAATAATAATGGGGCTGCAACTAAGGCCGACTATCAAAAATACGGTTGGTTATTTGGATCTCGTTAACTATTTATATTATCAAGGTAATTAGTAAATTTAACATATGAGCGATAATAATCTTACGGTATGGCAGAGGCTGTCAAAAACATTTGGACCTAATTCATTATTAAAACAAGATTATCCAACTTTTAAGTTTGATAAGAAAGAACTTTTGCGTACTCCAAATCGTGATGATTATGAAAGAGAAAAACTTCAAGCGCAACAAACATTTTATTTAACAAACCAATGGGCTAAGGTTGAAAACAACCTATATTCTCAAGCCATTTACTATGAACCATCAAGATTATCTGCTCAGTACGATTACGAATCAATGGAGTACACTCCTGAGATTTCAGCCGCATTAGACATATATTCTGAAGAATCTACAACAACAAATGAAGATGGTTTTATCCTTCAAATTTATTCTGAATCAAAACGTATTAAATCTGTATTAGCCGATTTATTCAACAACGCACTTGATATTAACACCAACTTACCAATGTGGACAAGAAACACTTGTAAGTATGGTGATAACTTTGTTTATCTTAAATTAGACCCTGAAAAGGGTATTATTGGTTGTCAACAATTACCAACAATTGAAATTGAACGTCATGAGGTTGGAGTTAGCGCAAAAATTACTGTGGATATTACACAAGAAAAAGATGAGAATAAAAAGGCTCTTCATTTTACTTGGAAAAACAGAAATATGGAATTCCAATCATGGGAAGTTGCTCACTTTAGATTATTAGGTGATGACCGAAAACTTCCTTATGGCACTTCCATGTTAGAAAAGGCAAGACGTATATGGAAACAATTATTGTTATCTGAAGATGCAATGTTAATCTATCGTACATCAAGAGCACCTGAAAGAAGAATGTTTAAAGTCTTTGTCGGTAACATGAATGATGATGATGTTGAAGCATACGTAAACCGTGTTGCAAACAAATTCAAAAGAGAACAAATTGTTGACGCTAAAACAGGAAATGTTGATATGAGGTTTAACCAAATGGCTGTAGATCAAGATTATTTTATCCCTGTTCGTGACCCAGCCGCGCCAGACCCAATTACAACATTACCAGGAGCAACTAACTTATCAGAGATTGCCGATATAGAATATATCCAAAAGAAATTATTAACAGCTCTTCGTGTTCCTAAAGCATTTTTAGGTTTTGAAGAAGTTGTAGGTGATGGTAAAAATTTATCATTACAAGATATTCGTTTTGCTCGTACAATCAACAGAATTCAAAAAAGTATGATTGCCGAGTTAAATAAAATTGCAATTGTTCATTTATTCTTATTAGGGTTTGAGGACGAGTTACAAAACTTTACATTAGGTTTGTCTAACCCATCTACACAAGCAGACTTATTAAAAATTGATGTATGGAAAGAAAAAGTTTTATTGTATAAAGATTTAGTTTCAGATCCAGGAAACGGTATTCAACCTACATCTTCTACTTGGGCTAAGAAACACATCTTTAATTGGTCTGACGAAGAAATTAGATTAGATTTACAACAACAAAGAATTGAAAGAGCTGTTGGTGAAGAACTTAAAGCAACTCCTACAGTTATCACTAAGACAGGTTTATTTGATAATATAGATAAACTTTATGGTAATACCACAGGAGGTACCGCAACAACCGCAGCAACAACTACAGGTGGTGAAGAATCATTTGGAGGTGGAGCAGGATTTGAAACCGCACCACCACCTGCGGGAGGTGGAGAAGAAGTTGCACCACCAGCTGAAGGTGGGGCACCTGAAGGTGGGGCACCTGAAGGTGGAGAAGCCGCAGTTACTCCAGAATCAAGAATGAAAAACATGAATTTATTGATTGAAAGTAACTTATTAGAGGGGTCAACATTTTTAGATTTAGGTCAAGGTCAACAATCTTTAGGAGAAATTTCAAAAGAATTGGATAAGTTACTAAACTCCTAATATTTATATTGAAAACACACCATAATGACTTTCGGAAAAATCAAATCCATAATTGAAAACAATCTAATTGAATCCTACAAAGATGAAAAGGAATTCAAGAAATCGCTAAAAGAATTCAAACATAATGTTTTGAACAACAAAACCATGTCTAAATTGTATTCTTTATACGAACAATTGAGCACACCTCAAGGACTAAACGAATCTGACGCTAAAGACTTTTTAGAAGAAGGTATTAGTTTAATCCAACAATTACTGCCAAGTATTAAATTACCAAAACCTTTATCAGAGAATGTTAAGAACAAATATTCTGACATTGATGCTCTTGTCTATACAAATAAATTAAATTTGTTAGAGAGAGTAAATTCTAAAAAAAATATTACAAGTGTGTTAACCTCAACAAATGATATTGTTAAAGAATCTATTAATATTCCATTGAAATCAATGGTTAGTATTGCAAATCAAACTTTAAACAAATATGTCGATAATCTTGATGAGTCATCTAAAAAAGAATTCCTTCAATTAATCTCTGAAGATTCTAAATCTCTTGAAGACAAATTTGAAACTATTCGTGAAAGTGCTATTGGCAAACTTAATATCATCTTAGAAAAAGAAGAGGAGTTTGAATTAAAGACAAAATTGTCTGAAACCATAGATAGGTTAAAAACTGAAAAGTTTGACCAATTGAATTTCCTTAAGTTAAAGAACTTGGAAGAATCAATTTAAAGAATTTTTTACTTTTTGAACATACGACGCTTTTAATATTTGAGATCGTCTTACCACAGATTTTTTAACAAATTCTTTTTTTTCAAATAGAATTTGATTTTGTTTAGTTTTAATAACTTTAGATTTTAAAGTTTTTAAGGCCTTTTCTATTCCGTCTTTTTTTATTTTTACTATTAGCATATTATTACAAATATCACAATTTTTTAAAAATTTTTGACAATGGGTATAATTTGTGTTATGTTTTAACAAACAATAAACATTGACATCAATGAAATTTAATGAAAAAAGGAAAAAGTGTAAAGTTAAATCTATTCAGTCCGATAAAATCGGTGTATGGTACTGTAGATTCTAAAAATTTAAAATCATTATACATAAACATTCAATCATGGGTATCTCCCAAATTTGACCACGACAATTGGAATAGGGTCGTGTGTAATTTAAACCGAGAAATCAAACATTCCGTATTTAATTCAATTGATACAAGTCTTTTTAAAGAAAATAGTATTGTTGATTTGGATTTAAGAACAAGTGGGATATCCCACGGAAAAAAATCATTTTTTAATTTAGAAGTTAATTTATATACCAACCAAGAATTTGATTTTAAATCTATCGAATTAAAAGAATCGGTTAAAAAAATAGTAAGAAGTATTATAAGGGATAATGTTATTGAAAACAAATACTTTGATTTTTCAGTGTCAAAAACTAAATAAAAACAATAAATAACTCCTTTGATATATTTATCTTAAAAACTATTAATGAAACAATTAAGAATTTTAGAAGCAAGTGAAGTCGGTCATGGCATATTAATTGAGACGGATGCGGGTTGGGTTTCTCCAAAAGACATACGTAATTCCGAAATGTTAAAGGAAGCAACTAACTTAGATTATAGAAATCCATTTGAATTTTATGCCGTATTACAAAAGTACGATACTCCAAATAGAAACGGAAGATTTTATCCTGAAAGAATATTAAAAAGAGAAGCTGAAAACTATAAGAAGGCAATAGCCAAGGGACTATCAACTTCAGAACTTAACCACCCTGAATCATCTTTAATTGATTTAGATAGAGTAGCACATATCATTACTGATATATGGTGGGATAAAAATATCCTAATGGGTAAACTTAAATTATTAACATCACCAGGATTCCATGAAAGAGGTATTGTTTCAACAAAAGGAGACCAAGCAGCTAACTTAATGAGACAAGGTGTAACCATGGGAGTTTCTTCAAGAGGAGTCGGTTCCTTAAAAAAGGTTGGAGAAAGAAATGAAGTACAAGAGGATTTTGAATTAATTTGTTTTGACTTAGTGTCTTCACCATCTACACCAGGAGCTTATTTATTTACTAATCCTGAAGATAGAAACAAGTATGAAGAAAACTTAGAAGAAGAAAAAAGACATAAAACACCAGAAAATTCAGAATTCCAATCCAAAGGAGTTGACTTAATGAGAAAATTAACCGATTATTTGGGAAAATAAAAATAATTATGGAAGAAAAATTTTTTGTAGCGAAAGTTCAGTACGATTTACCTGATGAAAACAGCGGTAAAATTAAAAAAATCAGAGAAGAAAAACTTGTAAGAGGATATTCTGTTACCGATGTAGAAGCAAAGGTTACGGCAAAATATGAAGGTTTTACTCATGATTGGAGAATTACTTCAGTATCCGAAAGTAAAATAGATGAAGTTATTAAATAATTGATTTAAATTCAATTTATCTAAAGTGGTCAATTTTGACCACTTTTTTTTTGCTCGAACATATTTATATGTTGATATAATATTGTATTTCCACAAAATTATTAATCATAAAACATTAAAAAATAAAAGATATATAATTAAAAAACGATATTTTTTGTTTTTTGGTAATATTTATTAGTTAAAATAAATAGATTTTCTATATGAAAGAAAACAAATTAGTTCAAGAGGCTCTTATTCAAATGAAACAAGTTGAAGAAGCTATAGCCGCAAATGCAAAAGGAATACTTGCTTCTACTATGAAGGAAGAAATCAATCAACTAGTAAAAGAATCTCTTTCCGAGCAATCTGACGAAGATGAGGTTGAATTAGATGCTGACATGGATATGTCCGCTGATAATGATGAAGTAGACATGGATATGGACATGGAATTGGATGATGAATCTGACGATATGGAAATGGACTTTGGTATGGATTCAGACGAAAGTCCAATTGATTTAACTGATGCTTCTGACGAAGAAATTTTAAAAGTATTCAAAGCTATGGGTGAAAATGACGGAATCATCGTTAAAAAAGACGGTGAAAATGTTCATTTAACTGATAATGATGCTGATGTAGAATATCTTGTTAAGCTTGGTGAATCTGAAGACGACATGATGGAAGATGATATGATGTCTGATGATATGATGGAAGATGATATGATGTCGGATGATGGAGAATTTGATGAATCAGTTGATGATGTTATTGATGCTATTTTTAGTGGAAATATGTCAAAAGTAGATTCTAAAGATATGTCTGAAGAGGATGAAGAAGTTGTTTACGAAATCACATTAGATGACGATTCTGAAATGATGGAAGAAGATGACATGGAAGATTCTGAAATGATGGAAGAAGATGACATGGAGGATTCTGAAATGATGGAAGAAGATGACATGGAGGAAGATGACAACATGATGGAATCTAAAAACACAATTAAACCTAAAGGTGTTGGTATGGGTAAACCTAAATTTAGTTACAAGAAAACAACAGGTGGATTTAAAGAAGACATGAAACAAGGTCCTAAATCTGTTGGTACTGGTAAAGCTAAATTTGATTACAAAAAAGGTGCTAACATGGAAGGTAAATCTAAAGTTGTTAAAGCTGAAACTAAGGAAGGTAATTACGGAATGAATAAGGGTGAAAAATCTAAAACCATGAAAGGTAAAGAAGATTACACCACTAAAAAAGGTATGACAAATTCTAAAGGAGAAAAGGCTTTTGAAAAAGAAGAGACCAAAGAAGCTGCAAGAACTTATGGTATGGGTTCTAAAGAAGGTCGAGGTTTAAGAAAGGGCATCACTAATAACAGAAACTATGTTTATGGTAAAAATGGTGTTAAAGTTGAATCCACACAAGAAGAAGTTAGAATGTTGAGAGAAAAGAATGAAGAATACAGAAAAGCATTAAATGTTTTCAGAGAAAAACTTAATGAAGTTGCGATCTTTAATTCAAACTTAGCTTACGCTACAAGATTGTTCACAGAACACTCAACTACTAAAAAAGAAAAAATAAACATCCTAAGAAGATTTGACAATGTTCAAACTTTAAAAGAATCTAAAAGTCTTTATAAGTCAGTCAAAGACGAATTATCTAAGGTAGATACAAAATCAATTAATGAATCAGTAGGTGCAAAATTAAATAAAACAGTAACTACAGGTTCATCAACTACTCTAATTGAATCAAAAACTTATGAAAATCCTCAGTTCTTAAGAATGAAAGATTTAATGGGTAAATTAGGGTAACAAATAAAAATTTTAAATAAACTAAAAACAAAACAAAAACTAAAATGGGAGCATTATTAGAATCAGGTCTTGTTGGTAATATCGGGTTAAAACACCTTAAAGTTATCAAGGAAGACACAATCAACAAATGGGACAAATTAGGCTTTTTAGAAGGTCTTAAAGGTCACATGAGAGAAAACGTAGCTCAATTATACGAAAACCAAGCATCATTTTTAATTAATGAAGCATCATCTACATCTGATA